ACTTTTTTCACACGGCGTCAATTTTGAAAGATAAAAAGTGACTGATACTCAACAACTTAAAAAGGATAAAAAACGAACATAATGCCAGGAAGAAAACCAAAGCCTACGGCAATGCTGAAGGCAGCAGATACATTCAGAAAAGACAGACACGAAGAACGCCTTGAAGTGCAGGGTCGGCCTGAGTTGCCTACTTATCAAAGCGCAGAAGAAACTTTTGACTGGTTGGTCAAGCACCTTGATGATTTAGGTGTAGTGGCTGAGCTTGATGCTATTGCATTACAAATGATGTCGGACGCTTGGGAAGATTATTGTGCAGCGCGTGCAGTGATTAAAAGGCTTGGCCCTACTTATGCTACTACAACACCGCAAGGTGATGAGATGCACAGACCAAGACCAGAGCTAGCAATGATGAACGGATCTTGGGACAGATTAAAAAAGATGTTGCCGGAGTTCGGCTTAACAGCTGCAGCAAGAGCAAAGCTGTCAACGCCAGAGAAGATAGAGAGTTTAGAAGATTTATTAGGAGAATAATGTACGACAGCAACAAAGCAGATAGGGTCATCAGATTTATAGAGCGTGTGTGCACACACGTTAAGGGCGACTTAGCGAGCAAGCCCTTCTTATTAGAAGAATGGCAAATTGAATACATACGTCAATTGTTTGGGACGGTCAATAAAGACGGCACTCGGCAATACAGAACCTCATTTGTATTTATACCTCGAAAAAACGGAAAGAGCAACTTGCTTGCTGCAATTGGTTTGGCTTTACTATTTGTAGAGAAAGAACCCGGGGCAGAGATATACGTTTGTGCATCTTCTAGAGACCAAGCAAATGCTATTTTTGATGTGTGTAAGCAGATGATACGGAACCAGCCTCTTTTGGAAAAGGGCTGTAAGGTGTACCGCAACTCAATTGTGCTTAACGGTACCAACTCATTCCTTAAGGCTGTAGCAGCAGATGCAGGGGTTTTACATGGTAGTAATGCAAGTGCGGTACTTTATGATGAAGTACATACCGCTAAGTCTCGTGAGTTGTGGGACGTAATGGCAACTTCAATGGGTGCTAGGTCGCAGCCTTTAATGTTTGGCATTTCAACTGCGGGTATGTTTGATCCAAATAGTGTATGCTATGAGCTTTATGATTACAGCAAGAAAGTGCGTAGCGGTATAATTGAAGACCATACCTTTTTGCCTTTAGTATACGAGGCGTCGCTTGATGACGATATACACGAAGAAGAAACCTGGCGCAAGGCAAATCCTAATTACGATATCAGCATTAAGCCTGAGTATTTTAAAAAGATGAGCCAGGAAGCTAAGAGCTTGCCGTCAACTGAGATTGCATTTCGGCAGCTGCATCTAAACCAGTGGGTGAATAGTTTGAGTGGATGGATTCCAGACGATGAATGGATGCAGAGTTCCGGGAGTATAGATTTAGAAGAGTTAAAAGGAAGGCCTTGTTATGGGGGGTTAGATTTAGCAGCTGTTGAAGATGTTACTTCTTTTTGTCTTGTATTCCCTTGGGACGATGAAAGTATTAAGGTGCTTCCTTACCTTTTCGTAAGTGAGGCAGCTGTAGAACGTCGCAGGAAGCAAACAGGTGGCTCTTATGATAGCTTTGTATCTAAGGGTGAGTTGATAGTCACAAACGGAAATTCGACCGATTACGCAACAATAAAAAGAAAGATATTTGAAGCTGCTGAACTGTTTGATATTCAAAGTATAGCTTTTGACCGGTGGAATTCTAATTCATTGGTACAGCAGTTAATGGACGAAGGTATAGAGATGGACCCATTTGGTCAAGGCTTTATTTCTATGACAAGCCCAATCAAAAATGCTGAGGTCTTGATTAAGAAAAAGCTATTGCACCACGGCGGTCATTCAATGCTTCGCTGGATGGTCGGTAATGTAGTGGTTAAGCGAGATGATGCTGAAAACGTAAAATTCTCTAAAGCAAAAGCTGGAGATAAGATTGACGGCATTGTTGCAATGATTATGGCCCTAGGTGAAAAGATGACAGTAGAAAACTCTGATGTAAGCAAGGTGAGTACCTACGAATCTCAAGGTTTAAGGTTTTTATAAAGCTTTGCTTACTAACAGAAAACCTGTTAGTTTTCTTTTTCTTCTTCCTATATATAGGTAAAAAAGAAAAAAACAAAATGTATTTCACCTTATATTTATTTATGCTCGTGCGTCTATCGCCGCACTTGCATAGATAAATACCTATGGCAGGTGTAATGATTAAAATTTTTTTTATATATTAGTGAAACAACAACAAAACTTTTGATTATGAAAAAATTTGTAGTAGGAGACTATTTGTACTCCACAAGATTCGGATGGCAATATAAGATTGTCAGTTTACGCAATGGAGTAGCTGTGCTCCAGGATATAGTCCGTGAAAATGTAAGAGTAAGATTTACGATCTTAGCCCTTCATAATAGGATTAAATTTAATAGCTTTGTGCACTCACCGCATCCGTTCTAGTATTTCTTGGTTTTGGTTTATCTTTAAAAACGTGTGTTTGCGGTGCAGCCTCCTCATTGATTTGAGGGGGCTTTTTTATTTTCACTTAGCGATACTTATATTTGTTATGTAATTACAAAGTACACACTACTTTATGGCCGAGAATCAGAATTTATTTGGGCGAATCCTAGGAGCATTCCGCTCTTCGCCTAATAACCCTTCAACATCATTAGCGAATCCCGCTTCTTGGATGTTTGACGGCGCGGCCTCAAAAACGGGTATTGCAATCACTGAAGATAGCGCTATGCGCCTCTCTGCTGTATTTGGTGCCGTTCGTGTTATCTCCGAGACCATCGCATCGCTCCCGTGGGGGGTGAAGCAAGATGCTGGCGATAGCACCCGCAGCGCATCAGCACACCCAATCAACAAGTTAATACATCACCCAAATGGGATGATGACGGACTTTAACTTTAGAGAAGTTTGTCAAGCGCACCTTTGTTTGCACGGTAATGCTTTCATAGCGATCCGCAGAAACGAAGCGGGCCAACCCGTTAAGTTGATTCCAGTACACCCTGACCGCGTTGAGGTTAAGGTCTACAAGGATGAGAAGTTCTACACTATTGACCAAGGTAAAGAGACCTTTGACGATACCGAGATGATTCACATTTTAGGTTTGTCTTTTGATGGTATCATTGGAAAGAGTGTTATAGAGGCAGCAAGAGAAAGCATAGGCCTTGGTTTGGCTGCTGACCAGTTCGGTGGTTCATTCTTTGGTAATGGCGCAAATGTAAGTGCGGTGCTCACGCATCCTGGTAAATTATCGGATGAAGCATACAAGCGTTTAATGGCTTCTTGGGCACGTAGGTACAGCGGACTTGATAACGCGCATAAAACGGCAATTTTAGAGGAGGGAATGAACTTGCAAAAGGTCAGCATCTCACCACAAGAATCGCAGTTCTTAGAGACGCGTAAGTTTGGTGTTGAAGATATTGCAAGGTTCTTCCGTATCCCATTGGCTTATCTTGGATCATTAGAAAACTCAAGCACAAGAGCAAACATTGAAGAACAAGGAATTCAGTTTCAAAGAAACACTATCCTACCTTGGGTGAAACGCTGGGAAGCAGAATTCAACCGTAAGCTCTTCCCTGGTCAAGAGGATTACTTTATACGCATGAACATGGACGGGCTTCTTAGAGGCGACATATCGAGCCGCTACAGCTCTTATGCAACAGCAAGACAATGGGGCTGGCTGAGCGTTAATGATATACGCAAACACGAAAGCCTTGACCCGATTGACGGAGGGAATGTTTATTTGCAGCCTTTAAATATGGTTGAAGCTGGAACCGGTAACACTACTGAGGATGCCGTATAATGATTACCCAAAAGCGGCTAGTAAAGCCGCACAGCGTGCACTTGACCATAAAGAAAAAAATGGTACAAAGTGTGGCACGCCTGTAGGTTGGGCAAGAGCAAACCAATTAGCTGGTCGGGAAACAATAAGTAAGGACACAGTGGTTCGTACTTATTCTTTTTTATCTCGATCAAAAACCTATGACCAAGGCAAGTTCACTGATGAGGACGGCAAAGATATTTGCGGCTCTATTATGTATGCAGCCTGGGGAGGTGATGCAATGCTAAGCTGGGCTAAAAGAACAGTTGAAAATATGAAAGACGATAAGAGACATATAAAGTCGGTTGTTGAGACTGATGAAGAGATTGTCATCACATTCGGTAAGGGTGAGATGGAAGAAGCTGGCTATGATGAAGAGCGTGTATCATTTGATTTTGATGGCACGCTTAACACTGAGGAAGGCAGAGCATATCTTGAAGAAGAAAAAGCTAAAGACACTGATTTGTATATTATCAGTGCAAGGGATAAAGATGAATATCTGCAAGGCTTTGCTATAGCAAATGGCATTAAGAAAGAAAATGTTTACGCTACTGGTAGCGATCAAAGCAAGATTGCTAAAATACAAGAGCTTAATATCTCAAGACATTACGACAACAACCTTGATGTAGTAAAAGCAGTAAGAGGCATTGCAGTTAATCATCGTGCAGAACCTGACGCTTTAAATGTTGGTGACTTTGTACGTTGGAACACAAGCGGCGGAAACGCTTATGGTGTTATTATTAAAATAGAGCGCGATGGACAAATCGAGGCAGATAGTGGCTTTAAAGTCAATGGCACTGCTGATGACCCTGCGGCTCTCATCAGAATATACCGCTACTCTTCTGAAGAGGAGGCCTACATCGAACGCAAGCCAGCTCTTAATGTTGCGCACCGTTTTTCAACTTTAGATAAGTTTGATGCAGAAGTAAGAAACCATAAAGCAATCATTGAGAAGCGTGAGTTCCGTATGGAAAGTGCAGAATATGAAGGACAAACTGTTCGGGGCTATGCAGCTGTTTACAACAGCGATAGTGAATGGATGGGTGGTTTTTATGAGCAAATTGAAAAAGGTGCTTTTGATGATGTTATGGATAACGACACGCGAGCTTATTGGAATCACGATGAAAGCCTGCTTTTAGGTCGTGTATCTTCCGGTACTTTACGTATGTCAACAGATGACCGAGGGCTTTACTACGAGGTTGACCTACCAAATACTTCTTATGCAAATGATTTGATTGAATTAATGAAGCGAGGTGATGTGAACCAAAGTTCATTTGCCTTTTTGATTGAGCGTGACCGCTGGGAAGAGCGTGATGGCAAGCCCTATAGAATAATAGAAAAAGTATCAAGGCTTCTTGATGTTTCTCCAGTATCGCA